TATGCCTATTGCCGTAAAGTTGATGGCTAACCAAGTCGAAATTTGTAAGGCAAATAATTTAGATATCATCTGGGATCAGACCAGTGTTTCGATTAAGAGCCGTAAGCGTAAGTTCAATATGTTGCCTAACTATGAACATATTGCTGTGGTATTTCCAACTCCTAAAAAGGAAGAATTGGATCGACGTTTAGCCAGTCGTCCAGGCAAGAACATTCCAGATTCAGTTATGCGTAGCATGATTGATACTTTTGAAATGCCAACCGAAGACGAAGGCTTTAAGGAAATCTGGAGAACTTGACCTTCTCCAGATAACTATACTTTTAAGGAGTGTGGTATGGTAGCAAGAAACGACATCACAGGCGACTCTATTCAAACCAAAGGAGTCACTGACAACTATCGTAATAATTACGATAACATTTTTCGAAAAAATAAAAAGACAGATGCAGAAAAGTTTGATGAAGCAATAATGAAAAACGAATACTACGATTTGGACGAATCGAACGATAAACCCAAGAAGTAAACTTGACTTTACATTAATAAGATAGTATAATCATAAGCATGGACTATCTAACTATTGCACTCATTCTATTGGCTTTACTTCAGGTTAAGCATTGGTACATTGACTTTGTTAATCAAAGTGACGAAGAGGTCAAGCATAAAGGAATTTATCTCGACTGGCGTGGCATTAAACACAGTCTAAAACACGGCTTTGGTACAACCGTAGTCGTGCTAACTGTGGCCAATCTTAATGTAGCACTGGCTATGGGTGCGTTAGATTTTATAATGCACTACCACATAGACTGGGCTAAAATGAATTGGGGTAATAGAGATATTACTACTAAGGAATTTTGGAATCATTTAGGCCTAGATCAAATGGCTCATCAACTAGGTTATCTTTTAATCATTTTCATTCTGGTATAATATATGGCACAACACTTAATGGTCGACTTGGAAACTCTTGACACAAAGACTACAGCAACTATTCTTACCTTGGGCGCAGTAAGGTTTGATCCGTTTACAAATGCACCCATGAAAGAACTTTATCTGCGTGTGGAGATAGACAGCCAAGATGCTCTAGGTTGTACTGTAAGCGACGACACACTAAAATGGTGGAATCAGCAGGATACTAACATCATGGAGGAAGCATTTGATCCAAGGGATCGTATTCCAATCCATGAAGTTATTAATCAGTTTCATGCACTAGCATGGGGGTGCAGTCATTTTTGGAGTCACGGTGCTACTTTTGACTTAATGATTTTGCAGAATATCTACGAAAAATTAGGTCGTGCATATCCTTGGAACTTCTGGGAAATGCGTGACACACGTACATTGTTTGAACTAGCAGATCCTGAAATGCCGCAGGATGCAAAACACAATGCGTTAGAAGATGCTAAACGACAGGCTATAGGAGTGCGTAATGCCTACAGAAAACTCGGATTCACCGGATACAAACGTTAAAATAAGCTCAAGCCCAGAGCGTCATAGTTTTCAATTAAACGGATATATCGAACGTTGTGCGGAAGAAGGTAAAGAGCCTAGAGAAGATTACTTAAATCTTTTTAAAACCTTTCGTGAACAAGACGAAGAAAACATGTCTAACCCCGAATGGCAGGAAAATAATTTAGAATACGACCTACGTAGTACAGATTGGATTCTAGCCAAGGTTCGTAACAGCGATGCCTATGCACAGAATCTTTATGCGGCTATGTGTAATATGCGTTTTGTTCGTAAAGAAATGTTTCCTTATCTGCGACAAGATCCTGACAAAGATTTGTGGAGTGCTAGTTGGCGTAGTGCTGGCGGCATTGTTGCAGATATGCGTCAAGAAGGTGATTACATTGATTGGTACTGTTCAGGTATGGGCGGACTTAATCAAGAGTACGATGCTAAAGAAACTAATGAACAATGGCAAAAGCGTACAGGATATGTGCCCGAAGGCATTGTTACAGAAGAAATAGAAGCAGATTTACTTAAACTAGGTTGGATTCCTGTACCCTGGGAAGACGAATAAACTACAAACTTTACCCGCTTCGGCGGGTATTTTTTTGACTATTGTATCTATACCAAAACTCGCTAAATATAGGATAAGCGAGGATTTCCCATGGCATATACACCATTAAATTTAGGCGACGGCATTAGTAGAGAACCGTTAGGATCAGCCTTAAAAAAGATTGATACAATGATCGGAGAATTGTACACTACAATTCCAGAAGGTGACTTTTCAGCAGTATCACAAAATATTGTTCCAGACAGTGATTTAACATACAACTTAGGTAGCCCTACAAATCGTTGGCACAGTTTATATGTTGGTTCTGGATCTGTGTATATTGGCGATGCCAAACTATCAGCAACTACTAATGGACAGGTTATTCTTCCTGGTGTTTATGATCCTACTGGACACCAAGCAGTTGAAGTCTATCCCAAAGCAGGTCCAGTACAAGACAGAACATGGGGGAACGCTTTAAATGTTAAATTAATCGATGCTTTTGCATGGGCAGTATTAGGTGGTACACAACTAACTGTTCCCTATGGATGGATCAGAGCAACGTATTCTGCAACATTAGATGCTGATGGTTATATCAGCGGCGCCACCGTAGACACTGGCGGTAACCACTATTCTGACAGCGATATCAATGGAGTTGTTGATGTTGCTACAATCTGTACAGATTATATGTATGTTTACATCGGTGGCGTAACTGATCCGTTTGCCTCCTTTGTAGCGTCCGATTGGCAACAGATTCCTTTCGCTGTTCGCTGTCAAGCAACTGCTACCACTTTAAGTGCAACTATTGGTCAGAGTGTAAGTTATAACGATTTGTTAGATGCACCTAATCAAAATTTAAACACAACAGATAGCGTAGAATTTGCAGACGTCACAACTCCTTCGATTACTAATAGTACTAATACTTGGTCATTTGGTACAGACGGTGCGTTAGATTTTCCTACTAATTTAAAAATTGCTAAGTTAGGCGACTATAGCCCAAGTCTCGGAACGATGATGATTCAGGCACTAAATGAATCAATACATATTGCGGCACCGGGTAATAATTCTCAGATATTAGTAGGCTGGACATCTTCTAACGGTCTCGATTTGGCGACCATTGGCTTTAATTCTGATTCCGATGGATTAAAGGCAGTAAAGATTTCAACTGGTAACTATGGTGCAACCGTGCATGGTTGGATATTTGGAGACGATGGTACTCTAACATTACCAGCAGGTGGCACTATTGCATTTGACAACGGTACATTGGCTGTGGACGGATATACAAGAAATACTAACGACCCGTTTGCCATTAATGTTGCCGATACCGCAGGTAGCATTACACTTAACTGGGGTGTAAGTCATAGCGCATATACTAATAAAATTATTTTAAATAATACCGGTGTTAAATTAACTACAAACGGTACTAAAGATTTTACATTTAATACAGACGGTTCAGTAACACTACCTAACAACGGTATTATTAATGCAGGCAGTGCTGCCAATGGACAAGCATCAGTTGGTTGGAAAGAATTCCTAGCAGGTCCAACTATTGGTTGGGGGCTATATGCTGAGAACGATATCTATATTCAAACGTTCAACGATATTACCAAGCCTACATGGGTATTCAAAGAAAACGGCACAACAAGATTTCCAGGGTTCACATTCCCAGCCACAGACGGAACCAGTGGACAAGTTCTAGCAACAAACGGTTCAGGAACATTGGCATGGACAACAATTAGCGGCGGAGGTGGTGGCACAGATATTTCTACGGCCAGTATTAATGACCTGGCAGATGTGACTGTTTCTAGTCCAAGTGTTGGGCAAGTTTTAAAATGGAATGGTAGTGCATGGGTTAATGATACCGATGCAACTGGTGGCGGGGGCGGCGGTGGTACACTATCGACCAGAACAACACGTTCTGTTACTACTTCTTCGATAGCAAACTTAGCCAGTGCTAATGCTACAATTACAGGCTTCAGTGGTTATGCGTTATTAAGTATTCAAACTAGTGCGGCGGCTTGGGTAACTGTTTATACATCTTCTGCGGCACGTACAGCAGATGCTAGTCGTGCAATTACAGATGATCCAGTACCAGGTAGTGGAGTAATTGCTGAGGTAATTACTACCGGAGCACAAACACAAACATTTACTCCTGGTGTATTTGGCTATAACGATGAATCTAGTCCAACTACAGATATACAAATTAAAGTAGTTAACAGAAGCGGCTCAACAGCGGCTATTACTGTTACAGTAAAACTACTACAATTGGAAGCATAATATGACAACACCAATTCCTCATCTAGGGAATCCAGAAGATCAAAGTCTTAAAGAATACATTGTTACCTTAAAAGACTTTAAAGACTCGGAAGAGTTTTATAAAGATATGGAAACACCTAGCGGAAATTTATACATTCCTGATCGAATGGTAGAGTGTGTTAACAGACGACCTATTAGTCGAAATACACATTATATGTTGACCTATGACGAAGCGGCACAGGTTAGAAACGATCCTAGAGTTTTTACTGTTGAATTAAATCATACAGATCTTGGTATGGTTATCGGCTGTGACGGGTTTACTCAAACTAGTTCAAACTTTGACAAACGTGTGGCCAGCGACAGCGTCGATATCAACTGGGGCCTGTTACGACTAAACAGAAAAACAGATATTAGTAATTGGGGTATTACTGGCACAGTTAATCAAGCGGCAACTATTATTATGGATGCCAGTGGTAAAAATGTTGACGTAGTTGTTATGGACGATGGAACTCCGTACCCTACTGTGTACGAATATGCACAGAATCCAGATGGTACTGGTTATAGCCGAATGGTTGAATACAACTGGGAGCAACACAATCCTGTAGTAACTGGTGGTGCGGCAGGCGAATACAGTTATCCGGGTTACCGATTACAAGAACATGGTGGACATACTACTGGAAACTGTGCAGGTAACACACAAGGGTTTGCTCGCGATGCTAATATCTATAATATTACATTCTACGATAGCATAGATTATGTAAGAGAATTTCATAAAAATAAACCAATCAATCCGTTGACTGGTGTTAAAAATCCAACAGTTATGAATAACAGTTGGGGATATCGTTTAAATGGAATTACAGAGTCTAGCATTAGTTCTGTGTATTATAGAGGTGTTACATATAATCGTCCTAGTACAGGATGGACTACAGCAGATTTAGACACATTTAGGATCCGTACTGGTGCGGCATTGCCAACACAAAGTTCCGCAACGGATATAGATATGATTGAGGCGATGAGCGAAGGCGTCATCATTGTAGCCAGCGCAGGAAATAGTTATTGGTATATAGATGTTCCTGGAGGTCCTGACTATGACAATTATATGGTCTACGGAGGAGTTAGTTACTATATTCACCGAGGTAGTAGTCCTGGCTCGGCAAATGGTGGCACAGAAGATACAAAAATTATCTGTAGCGGAGCAATAGGACAACACAACGAAGCAACAAATGCTAGTATCTACGCCTCGACTGGTATTGAGGTCGGCGACTACAAAGCAGAATTTAGTAACTACGGTCCTCGCATTGATGTATATGCACCCGGTTCTGGTGTTCAAAGTGTTTGGAATAGTGGAGCATCGTTGTATGATGGGACTGCCGCTACTGATCCAAGAGTTACTGCATTAGGCGGATCTGACTCAATTAATAATAATTTTAAAAAGTGTCCTGGCACTAGTATGAGTTGTCCTAATACCGTAGGTGTAATTGCCTGTTATGCAGAAAAATATCCTCGTATGACACAGGCAGATGCTCGTGCATTAATAGCCGCAATTAGTACAGACACAGTATTAAGTACCAACGGCGGAACGTTTGATGGTAAAGATGCTGGGTTTACTTACAATCCAAATAGTTGTAGAAAGATGTTGTTCTTTCAAGGAACAAGACATCCAGGTCAAGAAGTCGGTGGATATTATCCAACACCTTTCCCAACAGTAAACAACTGGTACAGACCTACCAGTGGACAAGTATATCCAAGAAAAAAAACTCTTAACAGTTATAATAAGGCCGCAACATTTAGTCTAGCAGTAGACGATTCAACAGTATCAAATACTCAAACTGCTACAGTAACATTAACTACTACTAACGTTGCTAATGGTACACAGGTT